TTTTAAGTTTTTTAAAAGCCATCTTTAATAATTCTCTTTCAAAAAGAAATGTTAACGACTCTTAAAAAGAGTCTATTAATAGACATTCTTTTAATAACCTTGGTTATAAATACCTAGCATTCGAGCGCCATCACAATAAAACATGAGAATATCAACCGCAGCGGAAGTAGGAGACAAGATCGGAGTGCCGTTTGAACCGAAATTATAAGCTGTTCCGAAGGATAGTGATCTGGCGCCAAACGCGTCTTGAGTAATGTTTACAATATATGTAGTTCCAGCAACCATATTCGTTGGATTTCCAAGAGTGCATGACTGATTTAGCGTAAGTGTAAAGACGTTTCCTAAAGCTAAATTCCATGCGATGGTCGGTGAAGCTGTTAAAACAACTGGTGCTGCTTGAACTCTTCCTCCGATATTAAGAATTGAGTTAACCGCTGTCGTTCCAATTCCCACACCCGTCGCAGTTGCTCTTAGAACCTCTGTAGCTCCGGCTGCTAAAGATAAAATTCCTGCAGAAACCCCGTTTAAGCCTGACGTTGCGTCCCCCGAAAATGAGTAAGACGGCGCACCCGCTGTCCCAAAACCCGGCGCGCTTGCAATTGGGGACCCGTCATTCACGTTAACACCGTCGCAATAAACTAAACGTCTTGCGACTTGGGGGATAGTAGTTCCTGTACCACCCACCGTTTTCACGGTAAGTGCAAATGCACCTGTTGTGTTGTTAAAAATCAAATACATCTTGTTAACAGACGGGACAATGATGTTTCGAGCACCTGTTAACAATCCTGTTAACACTAAAATCATGTTTCTAGATTGATCTGTCGTTCCGTTCGCTGTTGTTAATGTGTAATCACCCGTCCCACTAACATCTATCGACAAAACACCCGTAACCGCTTGTTCGAGCATCAAGAAAACGTTGTTATTCGCAATCGTTCCCCAGGTTCCTGAGTTGTCACCAGTGCCTTGCAAATTTAATCTTAGCGATGTGCTATAAGTTGAAGGCATTATGCTCTCCTTGAGTTATTCGTTGTTGTTGATTCTGGAAGTTGCATATTATAAGTCTGCATATCGTCCTGTGTTTCTTTTCTACCCATCGCGTTTGCTTTCAAGATTCTATCCTGATAAAGCTTTTCCGCCCTTGCGATTCCTGCGTCGTCTTGTACATATAAATAAGCTTCTACAAGAGACGCATAGAGAAGCAAATCTGAAAAATCAGTAGAAATAATATTCGTCTGATTCGATACCGAAAGAGGAGTCGGGGTATAAATATAGACAATATCGGTTGAGTAGTTAGTGATTGGGGTCGGTGCGATATAGAAATAACTATCGATCCATGTATAAAATTTGGGTAAAGATGAGGTATCGTTAGGATTCGGCCAATAGTCTCTAATGTATGGAAATGTTCTTTCTAAAAGACTCGTTCGAGTTGTTGAAGTGGGGTAATATGCAATGCTTTTGACACTCACTAAATCCGAAGGTCTACTTAAGGTCGTTGATCCCGCTGTCATCGTTGTATTGTAAAGTTTTGTTAATTTATGAGTATCAAGATCCCTTAGAATTCGAGTTTCAGAAGTATTGATGAAAACAGGGATGGTCGTAATGAAATCAGGTGAAACTTCGATAATATAAGACTGAAGAGCGGTACTAAGAGCATTGTAAGTCGTAGACATTCTAATACGCCTTTAAAAATAGCAGAAAACATCAAGTTCCCTACCTACTAATATCCAAATTTTTTACGTTTTTCTAAATATCGACTTGTTTAAAGTGGTACTGTTTCAAGAAAACCTTCCCGTTCTTTTGATACGTAATTCCTTCAACAATTCCATCGGATGTACAGTACCCATTATCCTCAACTCTATAAATATCGAGAGCATTCAATTCATCATCGCTGAAAAGAGTGAAAATTGAAGAAGGATATTGAACGTCATTGATCGTCATATGAACCGCGTTATGAATCTGTCCTGTTATGTTTCCGTCTTTATCAGCTTTAATCCACATCTTATCTCGACACCGTTCTGTTTAAACTACCATCTGCAAACGCAATATAAGGAATAACAACGGCACTTCCGTTGGAATATGTTGCTGTTGAAATCGCTTTAAATCCATTTGAGTAATAGTCATAGTTTACAGCTGTTGTCGAAGTTGCGGGTGAAGATAGATACGATTGAGAGTCTTCACTATTAAATAACGATTGCGAAACGTTTGATAACGCAAGATTGTGTACAACATTTTCGATTGACGCTGAGGAAGATCCTGCAAAAGTTATGAGACCGACAACCCTCGATCTTGTATAAACAAAAGGACCGTCAGCAGCAGCAGCGTTTCCGGTGTAAGTACCAATACTTTGAGCACCTGTCACAGGTGCAAAAAGGTAAGCTGTATATACAACACCGTTCGCATTGATGTTGTTCGTCGCATTGTTAGTAACCATAAATTGCGTCGCTGTGATGTTTCCAGTTCCCCACGGGGTGTTAGTCGCAGTTGCTACCGCTTTGGTTTCTAAAGTTGAAAAATAAGTAGGTCCTGTAAATGAGGAGTGATAGAAATAATTCGATCCAGCACCATTGCTTTTTACAATGATAAGAGAAGGTGCTACCCCGAGGGTGTGAGCGATGTTTTTATTTGAAGAATTATCTCCCGTATATTGAACGATCTGAAATCCAGGCCCCTGCTTTAGTGCAATATAAGAATACTTTCCAGAAGTCGTATTAACAGCAGCAGCAGTCCCCAATGAAAATCCAGTTGCGTCAAATGAAGTTAGGGATTGTGCGTCTGTCGTTTGTGCGGTCGTACCGCTCCATTTAATGTATTTTGTGACTCCGTTGACTGAGTCGAAAATATACGAATCTTTTGCTGTCCCTGTAATCAAGACAAAATCAGGACTAAACGCAGTTCCCGTCACAGATAACGCAGATCCAGTTCCTGTATACGTCCCACACTTAATATAACTTGATATGTTAATTGCCGGATATCCGATGTATTTGTATTTCAAATCATTAAAAGATGCGGGTGGAGTCCCTGTAAACGTTGAAGATCCAGGGTTGAAAATAGCCGTTCCGTTGGTTGCCGTGATTGAAACTGCTGGAAAAACGGTTCCGGTAATCCCAGAATAAGCATAACCTGTTCCCGCTCCTGGGTCTCCTGAGTTTTGGATCGTACCGTTTTTATAGAAATAGATCTTTCCGTTATCCATGTCGAGTGCGACACCGATCACGTCCCCAGTCGTATAAGTCGCTCCGTATCCAGCAGTGGCGTTATTCGTGATCTTATTTCCTGTCGATACATACCCCCATGACGTTGCTGTAGAACCCACCTGACCTAAAGGATCGACTTGGGCAATTCCAACTGTGAAGGACGTACCGACGGTTGTGCATGTGAATTCCCAATAATATTTTCCAGCCGACACACCGCCGGTTGAGAGGGCTGCTTTTTCAGTTACTGTATTTCTTGTAACTTTCATATCCCCAAGAGTCGGGATTGTAGCTGCCGGCATTCCAGGGAGTCTAATGTTCAAAGATGGGTATGTGTTGAGAACAGGTGAATCACCGGATTGTGCGACTCCTCCCGTCACTGTGAAATTATTTCCTTTTCCTGAAGTATCTGCACCCAAGCTTCCAGCGGTTAGGAATTCTAATTTAAACCCATTGTTTCCATAAGTTCCCGCGTATGCAATTGGAAAAGCCGAGGGTCCAGATCCTGTAATAAAAGATGATGGCGTCAAAGCTTGTCCATCGACAAGTATGAGATTCGCGATCCTCCCTGTATACCACCTTGTCCCGGCAGGATAATTTCCGACTGTTTGTGCTGTCGTTCCTGTGTTTAAAGAATGCGCTTCATTAAGTGCAATCGCAGTGTTTTGATTCCAAACTGTTAACTCTATTCCGTTTATATAAATACGACATCGATTCTGTGCATTTGCATTTGCAGAATCCCAAACACCTAAATAATGAAACCAATTCATTTCGTCTTTAAAAAGAGCACTCGAAATACGCCCGTTTGCATTCGCGTTTTTTATAAAACAGGCTGAATCTTGAAGATATCCCCCGTTTCCATTTCCGATAACTACACCGCAAATAGATGGACCCGAAAGTATATTTTGGTAGCCTTCTGTGGTGTTATACCCCCTTCTAATCCAGCATGAGACTGTAAATTTTAAAGGATCTGTGGGGGATGCGACGGATGTTCTATCTAATTTTCCAGTCGACCCATCAAAGATTGCGCATTTCGAGATAGGACTAGTTGCGGAAGATCCCATTAACATCTGAAGTGGAAACATTTATAAGATCTCCTTAAATTTACAAATTCTATAAAGTTGAATTTTAAAAATCATTTCTAGAACCCTTGAACAATACCTACACAATACATTAGCGAGCCGTTTGAGTAAAATAAGAGAATATCAGTCGCACCAATTCCGGTACTCAAAACGGGGGTACCATTCGTTCCGAATTTGTAGTTCGTTCCGTATGCGAGCGTTCTACCTCCTGACCCATCTTGTACAACCCTCAACAGATAGTTTCCGCCTGCCACAACTCCGGTCGCATTACTTAAAGTTCTATTTCCGCCTAACGTTACCGTCGCGGCTTGTGCGGAACCCACTGCCCATGCGATGTTAGTTCCGTCCGTTAGAGTCGCTTCTGCAAAGTATCCTTGAGCTAAGAATTTAGTTGCTGTGCTTTGCATATTGATTGTATTCGTACCATTCGAGGTCACATCAAGATTATTAGCTCCTGATGAATAGAGACCAGTCCCTGTCGATCCGGTAATCGTAAAACCAGGAGCACTCACAGATCCTGCTTGCGATTGAAAGACTCCGCTTCCAAGCGTTATTGCACTCGCATTATTAAAAGTCTTAGCCCCGAGTATGGTCTGAGCTCCATCTAACATCATGAAGGATGAGTTCGTCCCGGCGTCTGGAATTGTATAAGTTCTGGGAGCAGCGGGAGCTACTGAGTTAATGGTTGTCGTATTCGTAACGCCCAAAACAAGCTGATTTGTTGTCGGTAACAATGTCAAAGCACTTGCGAAAGATCCCGTTGAACTAAACGTAGTTCCAAGAGTGAAAGTTGTAGCACCTGCGACAGTTTGGGTTCCGTTAAGCATCATAAACGACGAGTTTGTACCTGCGTCAGGGATCGTATAAACACGAGAAGCTACAGGAGCAGGTGACGTAATCGTTGTCGTATTCGTAACACCAAGAACGAGCTGATTCGTGACAGGAGAAAGAGTCAACGCTCCCGCAAAGGATCCAGCAGACGTAAATGATTTTACGCCACTCACTGACTGATTTCCAGCCGTCATCACAAAGTTCGCAGTCGCTCCGACATCAGGGATCGTATACGTAGACGATAGTGCGGGCGCTGTCGCGCTTAAGGTCGTCGTATTCGTCGTTCCTAAAATGATCTGATTCGCAACCACACTTGCCCTCAATGTTGTAAAACTCGTAGATCCACTAAAAGCTATCGTTCCGCTGAAAGTCTTGTCTCCGGCGAGTGTCTGAGTTCCTGTCGTGACAACACCTCGATTCGTTGCAGACGCATCGGGGATGTTGAACGTATGTGTTGACGTTGCTGATGAAATATTAAAATCTGATCCTGTCGTTCCTGTTGCGAATGTCTGTGTTGTCGCAACAAGAGTGTTAAGGGTGTTAATCGCAACAGATGTACCCAATTGAAACCATGCGGCTCCATTGTAAAATTCTAGAGCAGATAAAGACGTGTTGTACCTGAAATTTGCGGTTACACCTGGGAAAGTTCTTTGTGCCGTGGTTCCAGATGGGATCTGAATAGAGCCCGTTCCGGGGATTATAGTATTAGACACTAATGAAAGCGTTAAAGGATTTTGCGTTCCGCCATCTGTTAGCGCAATCTGTCCCGAAGTTCCAGCGAGATAACGGCTACTTGCAAGACCTGGAGTTAACGTTGTTGTAATAACAGGATAATTTAAAGAATTCGCAAGATTAAGCTGCAATGTCCCTATGTCATTATATGCTGCTGTGAAGTTTGCTCTCAAAGAACTTTTATAAACTAAAATACCGTCCGCAGGTATTGTAGGATCAATTGTACTTACCATTTTTGTTACTCTCGCTTATAAAAATTCTCTTTTAATATCAATTTTATAATAATACATCCTATGGAGGACTAAATGTTCCGTCGTCATAGTTCCAAGCTGTCCCGTTCGCATCATAAAAATACCAAAATGGTGGCATGTCATATAAAATCAAAGGCCTAATGTCGGGAGGAGGAACCCCTTCTGTTCCAACGGGTCTGGCGGGAGTAAGTGCGGGATGCTTGATATCAAAACAAATCTTACATGCCATTAATCCGTCCCACTGCTTACTTAAGCTGCGAAAAGGATATCCTTGACCACAAACGTCACATATGCCTTTTAAAACATCAGTATATTTTGCCATTTCCTGTCAAAAACCCTGTTATGCGCCCCTTTTATAGCATTTTAAGCTATTTCAGACCAAATTTTCATAAAATCACTCTTATTAGTAAGTATAGTTATGACCGCCGCCTTTAATATACAGAAATGTTGAGGCTCTGTCGCAATCTTCAGCTTGAGCAAATGCTAGATCTTCAGCAAACCGCGCTTTTAATTCTTGTCTAAAGTTCGTGTCGAGACTGGGTCTCTTAAAAGCTAAATGATAAGCAAGACCTGATATAATTGCAGGCAAAAATCGTATCGGAGCATCGATATTTTGACTATAGCTTGAGTTCACATCATAAAGCTGTCTGACATACCAATATTTTACAACATCTGTGCTGTTTTCCGGAGTCATCCATACCGTCATAGCCGGAGCATCTCTCTGTCTGTCCATAAAAAACTGAACAGGACGTCCTTGAGCTAATTTATTAGGGAGATTAAAATATTCTTCTCGACTAAAACGCACCATATTCGTGTCGTTTCCGCTTCGAGATAGCATGACATCAAGAACATCTACAGTTGTCGAGGGCAAAAGATATGTCGCTGTTCCCTGAACCATGGGAATTGATGCTTGCGTTAAAGACCACAAATTAATCCCGCGATTTTGAAGATCTATAAGAGTTAAATTAAGTGATCGTCTAGCAGAAGCAGGCTCAAAACCCAGAGTTGGCTCTCCCCCGATTCGATCAATCGCTTCTTGAATGATTTCAGATATATCTAAGTTAAATGCATTAGTGCCTGAAACTGTCATTCTAGAAACTCCTCAATTTTTAACTCATTAAAAGCAAGCTTCTAAAAGAGTGTTTATCTTTTCTTTAGAAAGATGGTCCAAGGCATGAATCAATGATCGTCATTTTCACGAAATCTGTAACAGCTCCCCCGCTCGATGACAAAACCACACGAACCGCACCGACGGGGAATAAAATACTATCGAGTTTGCTTGTTGTCTGTGCCGTTAAACTCGTAGGAAGTGAAAACACGAACTGGTTCGCTGCTGAAGTCGCTTGATTCATGACATCATCAAATGTAACCTGAACAGTATAATTAACAGTCCCCCCAACTTGACATCCAATCCCCATATTTGCAACTTGATGACGATTGGGAACGAACCAAGGACTTGCCGTTGCATTCGCATTACCTAATATAACGTTTGTACTAACACTTGCATCGACAGCAACTCGAGTGACAGTTGCAAAATAGTTTAAAGACGTAACAGTTGCATTATTGGGACCCACAAGAGTTTCAGAAATTGAATTCCCGTATTGTCCCGTTCCGTAAATCGTGAAATTAATTCCATGCAAATCCCCGGTGGAATATATCGTGACTTTCGTTCCGAAATTATTCGTATTTAAAGTCGCAACACCTGCAACCGCAAGGGTTCCATTAATTGTGAGATTTCCAGCTCCAACTTTTTGTTGAGCTAAGCAAACGGCATTAGTGACTGCAGCCGTTGCTGTCAATTTTGTAACGAATGGAATCATAGAAATCTCCTCAATTGATAGCTAGTTTTAGAATCACATTTTAAGATGCAGGTATTACAGTTCCGAACACATAAAAGTCAGCTGTCGCGGCTACTCCTTGCGCTATCGTTAAAGAAACATAGATTGCGGGTAAAGCAGTAAGCCATCTTCCATCAGTCGTTAACGCAAGGGTTTTTGCAGATGTCGTTAAAGTTGAGTACGCTTGAGATGCAGGAACTAGCGTAACCCCTCCTTTTGAAACCGCTGTATACAGTCCTCCGACTGCTGTTGTCAAGCTAGTGCTCGCGTTGATTACGGTAAAAGTATCGAGAAGAATACGTGATCCGGTCGGTACCGTTGCTGACATCGTAAGCAACTGATCCGCTGTCGAGTTCATGTTAACACCGACTTTGTACGCGACAAGTTGCATGACAGGGATAGCAGCCGTTCCAGTTCCTGCCGCGTTACCTAAAACTCCCTTTCCCGCTCCAAACGCAGTGACACCCGTTCCTCCGGATCCGATGGGTAGAGAACCGGAAGTTGCATCTGCTTGATCAAGAGCCACTGCACCATACGCTGGTATTCCAGTAGCACCAGCTGTTAAAACTTGATATTGAGTTCCGGCTGCTGTGACCCCAACCGCTGCTGTTGTGTTTCCAAAAACAACACCGTTCACCGCTAAATTTGCTGCTCCTGTTCCGCCGTTGGCTACGGGAACTGTTCCTGTAAGTTCAGAAACATCTAATTTATTTGGCATATACATGGTATTAGTCCTTTTTAAATTATGCAGCTGGAAATATGTAACCTGTTACGTAAACGTCCGCCGTTGCAGCCTGTCCCTGAGCTGATGTCAACGCAAGATAAAGGGTTGAAAGACCAGAAGCCGTTGCATTTACAGTTACCGTACATTTTAAGAATTTTGTCGCAGCGTCAAGAGAACTATAGGCCTGTCCTGCGGCAACAACCGCAGTCCCGCCCTTTGATGCCGCTGTGTAGAATCCTCCGGCGGCTGTCGTTAAGCTTATGCTCGCATTCGTCACAATCACGTTTTCAATAATGACACGGGATCCGGATGCTGGAACCGTTGCAGATAACGTTAATGCTTGATCGTTTGTCGTGTTCATATTAACGCCGACTTTGTAAGCAAGAAGAACTTGAACAGGAGTTGCAACTAATGCTGTACTCGCTGCATTTCCAATATTACCCGTTCCAACGGTTACTGTAGAAAGTCCGGTTCCTCCGTTCACGATGGGGGTTACTCCCGTCATCTGAGTCGCGTCTAATTTGTTTGGCATATACATGGTATTAATAACTCCGTTAAACTATACCGTTGTAGATTCAAGTTGAGCATAAACCACCGTAATCTTTGCTGCACCTACAGTTGCAACACCAGTTTCAACAAGTGTCGCAATAACCGTTACGTCCGTAGCACCAATTCCGTAAATTGCAGTTGCCATCGCAGCGGTAACTGGAATTGCAATACGTCCAGTGTTGTTCTTTATGTCAATGCTACTCGAAAATAGAGTTGTTGATCCTGTTTTACCGATTGTTAAAACTGCGGAGGTTGCTGAGTCCCATGCCGTAATCACATCAACAAAAATATCAATGATTTGTGAATAAGCTGGGAGTTTAAAGAGAGTTTGTGGGGTTGTGTTTTTAACAATCGCTTTGCGTTGTGTTAAAACTGAATACCCAGCGTTTGTGGTCACAGAATCGGTTGCTTCTAATAGAGTCCCTGTGACAATGGGACCTTTGAAATGTGTACTTGCCATCACTAATCTCCATGCAAGAAGTCGTCTTTTAATACTATTATCATAACCCCCCCAGGGAGATTATCAATGTCAGTAACCCCAAAAAGAGCTATCACTTTTTCCAGAATTTAAGGCAAAGCCCCTTAACGTCTTTAATGCTAAAGGGCTTTGTTAGTTTATACTCCTGGGCAGACATAAATTCCGCGAGGGTTTGTGAACCCGACGCTGTAACGTTCTGTCGCTGAGATATAGACGTTTCCTGTTCTGTAATCAGTGTCGTCGACTCTGAAGGCAACCTTTGAACGTTGGAATAACATCAAACCTTCATCAAGATCTGTAACCACGAAATAGTTAACCGCACTCGTTAAGTAGTTATTGATGATATAGCCTTCGCTAAAAAGATTCTTATCCGCAATCACGTTCACATCGTTATCAGCTGTGTTAGTACGATAAGGGCTTCGCAGGATTCTATGAGCTGTAAACGCAAGTTCCTTTGGAACGACGAGCTTACGAGGTTGAACGTTGACTAACATCCCGCGTTCATCGACGAATCCACGAATGTTTGTAATCGCAGCTTCTAAAGCCGTTTCAGACAAAGACGTTGCAGCTGAGAACTTGTTTGCATAAGTTCCTCCTCCGGGTCCATAGAGAGGGTGGTCAGTGGCTCCGAGAGATTTACCGTCACCTCCCAAAAAAGACCCTGAAAGGGCATTGTTCAAAACGTTAGCAGCGACTACTTCTTTCGTATAAGAAAGAGATTTACCAAGAGCTGTAGACGCACGCTTTGCAAGATCGACGTATTGATCATCTTCAATCGCTTCTTTTGTGATGATAATACCCAGAGCATAAGTATTGTGTTGATAGCGAACCTTGAAACCTTCCCCGAGAGTGTCATAGGTGATCATAGACCCTTCAGTCTTTTGCGCACCGACACCCGTGTCGAAGTTCATCACATGCTCTTCAAATGCACGTGTTGATTTCTTGACTGTAAAGATTTGTTCATGTTGTTTTTCGTAGCGATTATAACCTTCGCCAAAAAATTCGTAAATTACCGGCAGCAGCGCTGCGTTAATATTACCGCGAGTTACTGGATTTGTCATTTTCGTCTACTCCCTTATGCAACCCAACCGGATTGACCACGTAATAAATGTAATGATGGAATTACCAAAATGTCTTGATAGGTCCCAAAACTGTTGTCTTGCTCCGGTGACAAATTAAGCATAACAAATCCAAGGTTTGTACTCTGAGTAGAATCGAGATAAACGCTGGAAAGACCCGTTGTCGTTGAACCGCCTCCTCCTGCATTAAAGTTACAAGTTGCAAACATGTCGGCTTGAGTGCGTGCCGTTGGGGATTTGATTTTGAAAAGAGCATCTGGATCTACAATGACCAAAGCCCTTACGTCTACTGATCCTTGTGTTGTCGTATTAGCTGGAAAATAACTCTTAAAGTTATAGTTTCCATCTGCCTTGTTGATATATTCGCAACCTACGAAAATACCAAGAATTGCGTCACCCGCACTTGCCGGAACGATATACCCCGATCCACCTGCGTCAGGTTTGACAGGATCTCCGCAAAATATGCTTGTGTTATATGCGCTTGGAATTCTCAAATCCAAAGTTTGAGGATGCCCGCCCGACACATGACCGACAAGCCTGAGTCCATACGCTGTCTGATTGTTAGCCATTTCTAAACTCCTAAAGTTTATTTATTTCTGTTCACGTTATAAGTTCCAAAATTCGTATCGTGACTCGAACTATGCTTCCGAACATAATTAGACGGCCCTATGTTTTGAATGCTCGTTGGATTAGCTAGGGATTGCATCTGCAATTTTGCTCTATCTTCTTCACGGTTCTTCAAATCCATCAGATTGTCTTCCCAGTTCCACATCAAAACGAGCTCTTTATATTGGAGATATTTAATCCCCCGCTGTTTTGCGATGGTCTTATAAGAATCAAATCTAGGGTCCTCTATATTTTCTGGAAGTACTTCTGTCCAACCTTCAAGAGCATGAGTTTGTACTGACGTCATGTTTTCTTTTCCGTCGGGCAAATAGTAATCTACCCACTTATATCTAACTCCGGGCGGAGGAGTTGGTGCTTCCAGTCTTTCGAGCATGGGAGCGCTTGACGCCTGTCTTGTTTTTGACTCTCGGGTTTGCGATGCCCGTGTGGATCTGTCTAATGCAATGTCTTTAGTCATATCTGTTACTCCTAATATCATCATAAAAATTTTCTATATCAATATCCTGCAATGCCGTTTTCTAAAGTCTAAAAGTCTGGTTTATAGCCCTTTATAGATAAGAACTTTAGAAATACTCTGGACGTTCATCGTCGAAGTTGACTCTCATACCGTGATTTTGCTTGTACATACATAATGTGTGCCTCTTTTTCAGACTTCGCTTTTCCGGATTCGAGATACATCTCACGAGCTAGAGAAGCTTCCGTGGGAGTGAGCTTTACCGTTCGTTTCATAGACGTTTGAGAATTGCTCTGATTTGAACCTGTCATCACAGGTTGATTAACCCTATGCCTCTGTTCTTCTTGTTGCTCTTTCAAGAGTCCGTATCGTTTCAAACGATTATCAAGTTCTCTATGATAATCGGGATGTTCACCTCCCAGCTCCTCCGAGACTCTTCCCGCAACCCCCAGAACCGCAGCGGCGACTTGTTGTCCCTCTTTCGTCGTGAAGTTAAAGAGGTTCATACGTCGATCGAGCCACTTTTTATCTCCTTCCGGAAGCGTGCCATAAATCTTATCAAAATCAGCTTGCAGCGTAGCGACGTCTTTGGGGTTTTCTGAAGAGTTTGACAAACGTCTTCTTGGGTCTTGATTCTGCAAGTTCTGTTGATATTGCTGATGATTCTGAAAATTTTGCTGGTTCTGTAGATACTGTTGATGATGTAAGTTTTGTTGAGTCTGCTGTTGATATTGATGAGGATTCTTCTCAAAGTGATCAATTTGATTCAGTTCGTTATTTACTTTAGAAAGAGTATTTGATAGCTCTATAAATTCTGCATGTTGACCCAAGTCCAAAGTATCTTTGACTTGTTGAGCAAGGGCTTTTTGAGTAATCGTTAAAGCTTCTTTTCTCTGAACGATTGCAGACTGTTCAGATAAAACGCGTTGATTATCGAGATTCACATAATGCTGACGCATTTGATAAAGCTCGTTTTCAAGACGGTTCTTTTCTTGAATCGCTTCTTGATTCTTCTTGATGAGTTGTTCAATTCTCTTCTTTGTCTTAGGCTTATACTCGATGTCCTCTTCTTCATCTTCTTTTTTAAAAGAGTCTTTATCCTGGTCTTTATCCGATTCTTTCTTATCAGTATTGTCATCATCAAGGATGACTTCAATTTCATCCTCCGGAGACTCAACTTCAACTTTTTTGTGCATAACAGAATTTTCATCAACATTGACAATAAACTCCATACCATCAAACTTATCACTCATATTTCCACTCCTATGGTGAATAGGATTCCACCCAAATTTATTAATAAATATATAAAAACATATCTATTTATTATATTAAAAATATATTTTAACAATATATATTAAAAGTATATTTTAAGTATTTCTAAATATACTTTTACGGTTCTGATAACGCTACCACCCAAACTGAAGGGCTTTCACATGATCTAAAGTAGGCAATAGTGCTTTAGCTTGATCATCATCAATGAGTCTTAATCCTACGTGGTCTTTTTCTCCATTTTCTTTGATCATCAAGACTTGGAACATCATGCCTCGATACTTTTCGACTTGAATAAAGTCCCCAACTTTAAAATGAGGTCCATTAGGAAATTTATGTGAGTCTAAGAATGCATCGGGTCCTATTTTTAAAACTAATGCTGAGATCGCATGAGCCCTAATCGCCTCTTCTGAAGTATCAGGGATAATAATCCCTCCCCTTGTCTTTTTTCTTCCAACGAGTGGAAGAATAACAATGCTATACCCAATAGGTTCCGGTATATACTTCGGAATCTCAAGATCATAGGATTCTTTGATATAAGTGATGATATTAGGCGAAATATCAATCTGACTGCCTTCCATAAGTAACTCCTGAATTTTAAATATTTTAAAAGAATGACTACCATCGTGATTTTTAAAATATTAATAAAAGTCTGAAAAATGACTAGATAGATATCAATATTTTAAATATATCCTTTTAAAACGGTATTATCTTTAAAATACTTTGTCAATTTTTCGATACTTTTAGCGACAGTTACAACTAATTCTCTTAAAATTATTAATAATAGTTACAGCATGAGATCCATGAAAGGATTGATAAAATATGGCCTATGCCGCTGCGAAAAATGGAATAAAAAAGCGCGACATGCTTTGTAATATGTCTGAAAAAAGAAAAATGCAGAAGTATATTAATCACAAACATATTTCAGAGCTCGTTCACCGATGCCCTCACGTTTCCAATGAAGATCTCATAAGAGATATCGTAATACGTTCGGGGCTTGAGTTTTCTCAAGTGAAAAAAGCTGTTTATGCGATCGCACAAGTTATGAAAGATGCTCTCTCGAGACATGAAAATGTATTTTTTCATGATCTTTTTGAATTTAGAACTAAATTTATTTCGGGTACTCAATGTTGTAGAAACCCTCTCACAGGTGAGAAGCTAGTTCCCAAGGACTACTACAGAATACGCTTCTACCCTTCTGTAAATTTTAGAAAGAGAGTTAATGACGGAATTGAAGATAATCAATTTATCTATCTAAGACAGTTAAAAAAAGAATTAAAAGCTGAGAAAGACAGATTAAAGACAGGGATTAGCGTAAGTCTTCCGTAATCGAATCAGAAAGTCTTTCAAGAGCGAGACCTAGACCTTGGATGACCCCAATGTGATAACGATAAGACGGGAAGTCTTGAGGGAACCCGTTTGACACGAGTTCCTTTTGAGTTTCCATCTCTTTTTGTAGTTTTGCGCGTAAAACCGTAAGAGACTCTATTTCCATGGATTTTTATCTTCCTGTCTACTCGAATATTTCTCTTCAGAAGGTATCCCTGGAGATCCTCTCGATATTTTTACAGATTCAAGGCTCTCTGCAACCTTTTTCTCACGTCGAGTCTTTTTCGGATTCAAGGGAGGTAAGTTGATTCTGCCTTTTTCTGAAATAAAATTTTCTGCCATTTTCATTAGCCTTTTTAAAAATAATCTATAAAAGATACTCACTAAAAAGATCCTTTAATAGGATATATCAATAAGTCACAGTACCGTTGGTCGGGTTCATCGTGCTTGTCCCCGATTGAGGCATCGTCACTACACCGGACGAGTGATCCATTGTCGACTGTCCCATGGCCCTCGGTGCTTTGGGTTTTGGCATTTTTGGAGGCTTCGGAACCTTCAATTTTGTAAGTCCCGTGTTTGGAGTCGTGAATGGGTTAGGCATCCCCGCTCCAATATCCATACTACCTACCACTATTTCTTACCGACTTTTTTAATTTCTTTTTTTCCTTCTTTTTTAGGCTCTTTGCCGACTTTCTTTACGGCTTCTGAAACTTGCTTTTTATCTTCTTTTTTGTCCATCTTTTCAAATGCACGTAAAGCTTTTGAAGCTCCAGCTTTCTTTAGTCCTTCTTTTCTCATCGAACAAACTCCTATATACGAATTTATA